TTATGCCGTAATATTCGATTTGATCATGTTTTCAAAACGAAAACGATATAAATGCGTTTTCAATCGTCCACTTGTTGCAGTACTTGGAACTAAGTTCCCGGTTACTATAACGCCATCCGTTAATGTAACAACTAATCCGCTAGGATAAGTATGCGTTAACTGAATAATATCCCCAGCGGACGTTTTAGCGTACCCGGCACGATTTGCTTCTGCCAAAATGGATAGATTAATATCTCCCGGAACTGAAGGAAGTATGTTATAAACAACTTCAATCCCTTGAGCACGCACCCAATAAACCATATGACCGTTTAACCCGAACGCAGTTTCCGCTACTTGATAATCTGGAGAGTCCATAGGATCAGCATCATCTGCGTATTCGTTAAAAGGAAAACCTTGTGGAAAGGTATTCGACGCTTTGATAAATGATGATTCACCAAATCCTGATATATTTTGAGTCATTTTTTATTCCCCTATTAAATCAAAACATCGCTACCAGTGACAGATCTGATTGCGTTATTCTTCGCATATATAAGAATATAATTTGCAAACCATTCCACAAGACCACTATTTACATTAGTTTGCGACGAGAATGTCACGTTTAACCAATATCCAATAGTCTGAACTTGTCGCCAAGCATTCGTATCTCCGGCTAAATTATTTATGGATTGTTGCTGAACGGAAGATAAAGAATTCCCGACAGAAATAACACCGTTAGTTTTTGCGTTAGATACTATTTCTTGAATGGACAATAGAATCGCGGCGGAACCGTTTGGAGTGGCAGGAACGATGGCAGAATTCAACAACAACGAAAAAATATTCGCAGAAATGGACGATTTCATCCAAATTTCATTGTAATAAGTATTCATATCCGTCGCGTCGTTGGTGCCTCCGCACAAAACTCCACGTTGATAGAATGATAAATCACCGCCATCAACTTGAGTCTGTCCGATATAATTCGCGCGATTCGCATCGTACAAATTCGCTGTAGCGTCGTCATTCGCGGTAATATTTTGCGAAGGAAATTGATTAAACATAAAATTCTGAGTAGAATTCGCAGCCGTGTAATCTGTCGCAGCGGCAATACAAGCAGGATCTTGCTCTATATAATCATTTGGCTGCGTAGCACTAAGAACGTGAATTGCTGTTCCGCTATTAGCCTTAATTAAAGGGAAAATAGTTTGAAGATTAGAAGCCAAAGTAGCAAAAGAATAAACGTAATTATTATTTTGCGATGCGATCCAAAGAGAAATCGATGCAATGTCAGTATTAGCTAACGGAGTAGCCGGAGTACAAATAGATATTGTCGCGAAGTTATTATTGATTGCAACACTTTTCGTTATTGCGGCCAATGGCGTATCAGAAGCTTGACCTGCGACTAATACGGTGCCGCCAGTCGTCCAACCTACCAAAGTACTGACGTCAGTAGATAAACCGGTAGGGACAACGCTTAATACGCCGGTCCCAGAAGTCGCGCCGGATAAAATGAACTGATTGGTATTTGTATTATAAGTTACAGTAGCCGTTACCAGTTGAGTATCCGTCGAAGTTCTTATTGCCGTTTGCAAAATGGTAGCGACGGCTGTCAAATCCGCGGCGGTAGCGAATGAAATTGTAGTAATCGGAACGACGACGCCATTGCTTAATATCGACAACGTTCCGGCCGTGATTGGAATAAATTGAGCCAAAGATTTTGTTACGGAATCGCCAACCACCATCGCCGGGATGGCGACATTTACCCAGCGTGCAAAACTAATGCTTTTCGGCGAAGTAATATTTTTACTAACGAAAGGCAGATATTGTAGAGATCTTAAATATTCTTCAGACGTCAAACCAAAAATAGATCCTACGTCGTCAGGATTACTAAATTGAAAAATAACGTTAGGCGGAACTAATGAATTTTGAGTCAATAGACGCAAAGTAATAGAGCGCTGAGCGACTCCAGTACCAGCGCCAACGCCTGAAATAATATTTACATATCTTGTTTGATTAATCACAATGTTTATTCCTTTTTAACAATTTGGCTGGTCACCGTTTGCCACATAGTACCCTTATCTATCAATGGCTTATCGAAACCCTTACGCCGTATAGTGCTCGGGGCGTTAGGTTCCCAGTCGCCATTTTGAATACTCCTTACTATACAGTACTCTAGATAATCCGCAATCTCTTTAAGGGCTTGATTTGCTGGTATATTTTCATGAAACATTCTATCCGCTAAGCGCTTTAAGAATCGTTCTTTTCCTTTCACAAACAATTGATAAGCGTAAGGCATAAATGGACGCGCCGGGATGACAACAGTATGCGAGGGAATAACGACAACGCTTTTCTGAGCATATTTCCCAGTGCCGAACTTAACGAATTTATATATTACATTACCTTTCTTGTCTAATTTAAATTCATTTATTATAGTTTGAGTATGTTCAGGGATTTGAATTGTCGCACCGAAATTATTTATTCTAGCAATATATGCAACTTGCGGGCCTGGATTTCCGTCTACAGTAGGATACCGGGCAGATTCAAACCACCCGGCCTCTATCGTATAACCTTTTAATGCCTTCAGAGCTTCAATATGCTGACGAACTAAAGACTTTTTAGGTTTTTTCATTATTGCTGTGGATCTGTTTCGGGAGGAGCGCTAAAGGTATTTGTATCCGCGTCATATAAATAACCAATAGATACCTGTGAATCGTCTGGAAGTAAAACTAAAGTAACTGTCGGACCTGGATTGTAAGGCGTTACTCCATCCCAAACAATAACGTTAGTAACTACACCATTTTCAACGTAAGCATAATTTGACATTTTAATTCCTCATTTATTAATTAAGAATACATCCATAAACGTACCGCGCCTTGAGATCCGCTGGCACCAGATCTCAAGGCTGAACTTGACGCGTTAAAACCTCCAGGTGCAGCTTGTCCGTAAACACCTTCCGAAAAATAACTTATTCCAACGCTATTGGATGCTGAAGTACTGGAATAAGGCAATGGATTTCCAGCAATAGAGCCATACAAAGGGCTTATGGAAAGAATATGATCTTGAGTTTTACTAGCAATTAGAACGGCCGGAGAAATTATCGATAACGCTACAGAAGGATAAGCCCTAGGTAAAACAAGACTTGCCGTCGTAGTAATAGCTGATCCTACAGGTCCCCCTGTTACTCCTGGGCAAGCGGCAACAGATCCAGCGTCTATTAACGTAGCGCCAGAAGTCCCTCCTGTCGTTGTTGTTCCTACTCCTGCCGAACCTATTGTTACTGAAATTTGATTTGTTCCAGAGGTTGATAATTGTGATACTAAAAATTGAATTATCATCCAAGAGCCTGGAAATCCAGGTGCCGAGATTCCCCATTGAGTAGAACTGGTTCCAGGTATTCCGCCGCTGCCGCTACCACCAGAGGTCATTTCTGCAATGATGAGTCGGCATCCAGTCGCTAGAGTATAAGTTCCAGAAGAGGTTAATAACAGCGTCCCTAGAAATCGTCCTATACTACTGCCACCACCACTAATCCCTAAATTACTTTGGGCAGTAGCTTGGGCGGTAGATCCCAACGCTGAGATTTCTGAAAGCAAATTAGAAGTAATTAAAGAAATTCCGTTCTGTTGCGCACCGATATTAGTTCTAGCTGCGGACTGAGCGGAAGTTCCCGCTGTCGCGATTTCTGAAAGATTATTAGTCTTGAGTAAAAATTGCGTAGTGTCTACGCCTAAGTTAGTTCTCGCAGCCGATTGTGCCGTAGATCCAGCCGTAGCAATTTCGGAAAGATTATTTGCTGTCTGCAAAGAAGTTCCGGATTGCTGAGCTCCGATATTTGTTCTTGCTGCGGTCTGCGCTGTCGGTCCTGCTGTTGCAATTTCAGACAAGTTATTAGCCGTTTGCAAAAAGTTTGAAGTATTGACGCCCAAATTCGTTCGAGCATTAGACTGTGCGGTAGACCCTTGCGCGGCAATTTCAGAAAGATCGTTAGACGTTTGTAAAAATGTAGCTGGAACAGGAATAGCGAGATTATTTCTTGCCGCTAATTGAGCAGCGGAACCTGCCGTAGCAATTTCTGAAAGATTATTTGCAGTTTTTAAATCTAACAGTTGATCTGTATTTAATTGCTCGAGCGTTACAGCCTGATTAGATTGTGTCGCTGTTTTGACAGGCAAAGATCCGTTGCTAGTAGATATTAGCGTTACCGTTCCAACCGAATTTATTAATAATGCGAGATCGCATCCGGTGACAATTTCGCCTCCCTGAAGATTTGACGTTCCCATTCCTACGATTTCGATAGGAGTGGCACTATTAATAGAGATAGTCGTTGCACCGGTATTATTTGCTACGATATTAGTTACAGTAAAGATTTCTCCTATAACTAAAACAACTGCTGCGGTATTAATTGCGATAGCGTTTGCCGCGCCCGTATCGGGATATGTAAGCATTCCACCACCTCCAGAACTTTCTTCACCGTAACCCCAGTTATTTGTTCCCATAATAGAAATCTCTTTTTAAGAATACATCCATAAACGTACCGCGCCTTGAATTCCTGCGTTACCACCCCTAGCCGGTTGGCTTATGGGTAAGAACGAACCGTTGCCTCCGACCCCATATCTAGGGAAAGTATTATTAGAGTCAAAAAAAGATATTGAATAACAACTAACGCCAACATTTCCACCCGTAGAGTTCGCAACTAATAAACTTGTTGCCGAAAAGGTCCCCATTGTTATCGGTAATTTCGAAAGATAATCGGCGGAAGTTTTTGTTTTTAAAATTACAGAAGGAGATACTACAGAGACAGCACTTAAAGTTCCAGACGGGTAAGTAATATTTACGGCTGTGTTTGTATAGTTTCCGCTTCCACTAGGACTTGTAACCGCGCCAGCCCCTCCTGCGGCAATAACGACTGAAGTATCGATAGTGGTTGCAGATCCAGAATTGCTAACCGTTAGACTATTAGTCGAT